AGCTGATGAGCATGGCGCGCTTGTTGCCGGGACAGGCGCGTACCTTCAACGCCGCGCGTGCGGCGTAGTAGGTCGCGACCGTGTTCGGGTCGGTCCCGAGCTGCCCGACGATGGTCGAGGTGTAGATGCGCGCCCAGTTGGCGGCCTGGCTGTCGTAGGCCTGCGCCAGAGCTTCGCCGGCAGGAGAGAAGTAGTTCTCCTCCAGCTCTCGCTCGGATCGTTCCAATCTGACCGCCGCCTCATAGTCGTCCCACTCGAACGAGCACTGGATCCAAGTGTCCAGGTTGAGTGTGGTCGCGATGCGGTTGATTGCCTGGGGTTGGTAACCCATCCCCAGCGTTGTGGTCATGCGCTGCGGGAATTTGACTTGGATTTGCGATCCTGGGGCGAACTCACGGTGGAACTCGGGCTCCCAGTCGCGATTGAAATACTCCGTGATCGTCAGCTTGTTAAGCAATTGCACAAGGATCTTCTGACTCACCCACGAAGTATTGACGAATATATTACTCGCCATACATATCGCTCTCCTTGGTGGATTGAACTGCTAGGGCTCGCTGGCGGGGCGACGATCTGCCAAGGAGAGTGCCGGGTTCTCCGGTTTAACGGCGGGAACTACTGTTGCGGGTGACGAGTCCGCGTGGCGTCAGTACTATTTTGCTAGTTCTCTTTGCGGTGCTACGGCTTCATCTGCGAAAAAGACTCGGCGTTCATCCGCGCCTACATTAATTCTGCGGATGCCCGGAAAACACCAGAGCGTGTAGTAATTGCTGGGATCGAGCAACCGGGATTCGGCTGGGTATAACTCGAAAGCCTCGCACTCCGCACCTGACAATTGGTTTTTGATCTCCTGAAAGTCTCGCCAATCGTGTCTCGCTGTTCCATCGATTGAGCTGATCCCCAATTGCACCATGCCGCCTTCGGAACGAAAGACCGGATCCACTTCCCAGCGGCGAACGGTTACGGCATAGATGTCGTTATTCCAATGCTCCTGCCAATCCGCTTCGCGCGGACGTCCACGCATGGGCTTTTCGAACACCTGCTCCGGCTTATCTCCGCGCACGAGTGGGTGGAACGCGCCTGACGATTCGCTCGCCGCCTCCGGGTGCGCGGCTCGCCATAGCTCTACCAGGTGTTTCTGTTGGCGCTCGTAATCCCCGCTCTCGTAATCGCGGATCCGTTCGCGCAGCATTGCAGGATGCATCCTCATCTCTTTTGAGGCTACCACTGACCTCTGATCCTGGCTAAAGCTCTGCGATTCTCAATCGCGCGGAACGTGCGGAAGTCCTCTTCCTTCGAGGCGCGCTCGGCTTCGTCGACAGGCGGCGATCCGCGTCCACTGACCTCGCTCGGCGGGGGCGGGGCCGCGGTTGTCTTTTTCGGCGCGGGCTTCTCTGCCTTCTCGGCTGCGACGAACTGGCCGGTTTCCGAGTCGCGCTTGGGCGCTGCGGCCGTTCCGTTCTTCGCCAATTCATCCTGCACGAGCTTCTCGAGCAGCACGGCGCGGCGTAACGCAATGCCGGGCCGTTCACGGGCTTCCCTGATGAAGTCCTCGAACTCCTGGGGCTTGGAGCCCATCACGTACAACAGATCCGCGAGTACCGGGCTCTCGTCGAGCAGCACCTTGACTGCCGGGTGTATCTTCTGATCCCCGCTGATCTGCTGCGCCGTCTTGACGATCGCCTCGTCGGCCTCGGCGCCGTACCGCTCCTTCGCCTCGTCGAGCTTCTGCCGGAAGGTCTTCTGCGCCTCCCTTTGGGCTTGGGCGATGCGTTCGGCCTCTACCGCGGCCTTCGCCTTGTAGTCGGCGAGATCCTCGAAGTACTTGTCTTTCGCCGCGTCGAACGCATCGTAATCGCCGTTGAAGTCCTTGAACTCGGGCTTCTTGGGCGGCTGGAGCGTTGTCGGTGGTTGGGGCGCCGCTGCGGCGGGGGCTGGACTCCCGACTCCTGTCTCCTGACTCCTGGCTTCTTTCGGCTCCTTCTCGGGCGCGAAACGCTTTGCGAACTCCTCGCGCGAGAGCTTCAGGTCGCTCGGCTTCAGGCCGAGCGCCTTCACGTCGCCGAGGATCTCACTGATGCGGTCGCCTTCGTTCGATCTGCGTTGCTGCTTCTTCTCCTGCGATGTCTTCGGTTCCGCTTCCGAGGCGGGCGATTCGGATTTGGAGGGTGCCGAGGCCTCCTCTTTCGGCTTGCCAGCGTCCTCGCCTTCCGCCTTGGGCTCGTCGGGCGTTCTGCCCGAGTTCATGCGCCATTCGGCGTAGGCTTCGGTGCCGGCCTTCGGGATTTCAAACGTTGCGGGCGCGGGTGACGAATCCGCTGCGCCCTGGTCGGGCGCCGTCTGGACTTCGTCCGGCATAACTGTTTACTCGGGCTCCCCCTGCTCTGGCTGTTGCTGCGCGGCCTGTTCTGCCTGCATCTCGGCCAGTTGCTGCTCGTGCTGTTGCTGATCGGATTGCAGCCCGGCCTCGTGCGCCTGGTCTGCTGCCTGCATCGTGCGCTCGTGTGCCTGGTCCGCGGCCTGTAGGCTGGCCTCGTGGACCTGATCGTGAATTTTTGCGTAGATGTCGGCGGCCATCCGCGCACCCTCGGCGCCAGCCTGGATGTTCGTCTTCGCCGCGGCGGCTGCGACCTCGGCCTCGATCTTCAGCTTCTCGAGCTGGACCTGGAACTCGCCCTTCAGCCTCTCGAGCGAGAGCTTGTACTCGTTTTCTACGACCTTGCCTTCCTTCTCCTGGGTGAGCTTCTGTAACTCGGCCTGGAGCTGCTGGATGATGATCTGCGCCTGCTGGTTCTGCTGCTGCGCCTGGCCGAGCATAGCCTGCACCTGGGGCGGCAGGTTGGCCCCGGGAGCGTTGGACGGCGAGATGATCTCGGATATCTGGTCACCCTTTGGACCCAACTGCTTCATCTGGATCGAAAGCGCGAGGATCTTCGCCGCGCGATCCGGCCCGAGTAACTGCATCAGTATCGGAAGATTTTGGGCGAGCGTGTCGAGGAAGGCCTCGGCGGCCTGGCGCTGCGATTCGGTCGCCGGCCCTACGCTGATCGTGACGTTGTGGTCGCCCTCCTCGATGACGTGATGCTGCGCCTGGCCGCGCTCGTCGACGTAAGGCGCCTCCGTGTTGAGCCGGATCATCTCGTGCGTGTCGTCCGGTTTGCGGATCGGCTCGAGCCTCTCGGTGTCGTACACGACCGGGATCCAGGAGTCGATGATCCGGCCCGCGCGTTGCAGCGCCCGCTCGAAGCCATCGACGAAGTGAAACGAGCCTACCTGCTCCGCGGTCTGGATGCGTTGCAGCGCGATGCCACTCTTCTCGTTGTTGCGCTGCGCCGCGGTCGGCAACGGCGAGATTCCCATCGCGGCCTGGATTGCTCGCCGGCACGAGTCCTTCGCCATCTCGTAGGCCTGGAAGTTAGGCGTAAACGGCTCGCGCCGCGGCAACGGGAGCATCTGGCCGTTGGCCGAGTCGGGGATCGGGTCGGCCATCAGCCGAGCGTGCGGCTTCGTCGTGGCCGTGTTCCAGGCGTTCGCGTCCGTCTCGAACTGCCCGACGTAGCCGACGTAAGGCGTTTTCGGTGTGAGCCCGGCCTCTTCCATCTCCTGACTCACCAGATACGCGAGCGACATCTGCGGATCGCGCGCCAGGCGCACCTGAGAGAACAGCACGCGCCGCACGCGGCCGCCCGCGTCCTTGACGTAGCGCACCAGACCGACAACCGCGGGGATTGGGATCTGGTCGCCGGGCTCGGGCTCGTCTTTTTCCTCCAAAATTTCAATCCCGTTCGTCACGTACTGCCAGACTTCCTTCTCGCAGCTCTGGCGCTTCCGCTTCGGCTTCTTGCCGTTCAGCTCGCGCGTGACTGTCCCGTCCGGCATCTCATAAAGCCAGAACGGCTTCTCCTTGACCTTCCAATACTCCGCGACCAGGACACTCTTCTCGTGGATCCAGTCCTCCGCGGCCTGGCGCTCGTCGTCGGTGAAGTTGATGGTCTTGGCGTTCGGGTACTTGTCCTTGAACTCCTCGATGTCCATCGGCTCGATGACGAAGCACCACTTCGCATCGCTCCAGTCGGGCTCTTTGCAGTGCGGGTAGTAGAGCACGCTGTCGGGGTTCGGGATGGTGCGGATGACGATGCGCTGATCGAACGAATCCGGCGAGACGTACTCGCGGCTGATGCGAAAGAAGCCATACGAGCCTTCGAACATGGCCTGGGCGGCTGAAAGATAGGCGCCCTGGGCGTTCGAGCCGTACTCGATCGCGCGTATCAATCCCTGGCGCAGCTCGGCGGTCTTGTCGTTGGTCGATTCGTCGCTCGGCTCGACCTTGATCCCGCGCTTGTTCATCCTCAAGTCGTTTACCGACTGGTTGATGTACTGGTTCAGTTCGTCGTGCGAGATGCAGGGGCGCGGCGCCTCGGGATCTTCGCGCACCTTGCGGTCCCGCGGGTCCCAGGGATCGCCGCACACGTAGCGCATGTCGATCGCGCGCTCCTCGCGTGCGTCCCGCCAGAAGGCGTCGGCCAGGCGGTAATTCGCTCTGATTTCCTGAAGAAGTTTCTCGTCGGCCTTGCTGTTGTCAACCGATGCCGGCGATTGCTCTTCCTCTACGTCGTATGGCATTTACTTGCGCTTGCGTTTGCGTTTGAGAGCGGCAGAGCCTTTGCGCTTGTGCCCCATTGCGGGGTCGGAGTGCAACTCGGCCTTCATCTTGTCCTTCTGCGACTCTTCGAGCGGCGAGCCGCTACTGAGGAGATAGCGGACCTGTCTCTTTGTCCAGGGCGTAAGGTCACCTCGCGAGGCCGATGGTTACGGCGAGCGCCCACAGGGTCAAGCCGGCGGCCATGAGATTGCCGCGCGGAGTCGATACGCCAAGGGCGGATAAAAGCAAGCAGATGACCGCGAGGATCATCAGGACAAACTGGAGAGTGACAACCATGCGACCTCCCAAAAAAAAGGCGCCGCGATCAAGTGGAGGAAACCGCGGCGCCCTAATCGGAGCTTGTTACTGCTCGAGCTTCTCGCCGCCGATCACGATGGCCTCGGTCGTCGGCATACACACGCCGTTCGCATCGCGCTTGCGGCTGTTGATCAACGCGATCTGCTCGGGACTCAGCCCTGGCGGCACCGGCCCGAGGTTCGCCGGCCAGCAGCACTCGGGACCGGGCGGCACTTCGTAGGGCGTGCCGACAAAGGCGTTGTTCGGTTCGAAGTTGTGGATGCGCGGGGGCACCCCGCCCAGATTCTCGTTGCACCAGTCTTCCCAGCCGGCGCTCCAGTCCGGGTACTCGGCATCGGCGCCTTTGGCCCAGTTCGCGAATGAAACGTCGTCCTGGATTTTACTGGCGTCTCGATAGAGGCTTTCTTTCGTCGGCTTCTGAAAATCACGCATTTCCCTCTCCTTTGTTGGCTCTCTTCAGTAATTCGGCGCCGTGCTCGGTCAGCGCCACGCCGTCGCGAACGTGCTCGATCCACTGCGGCTGATCCTCGTGCTGCTTGCGAACCCATTTGCGCTTGCCGGGGCCGTCCGCGGTCACGCGGTGGAATTTGCCGGTCAGCAGCCAACTACGATGGACCGCAGTTGAAGTGCGGCCGAGCAGTGACCGCAGATACTCGAGGCGCATCCCGGCCAAGCGCGCGGTGTGCCGGTCGTACTGCTTACGCCCCACTCCCGTTCCCGCAGTCGGGACAAACCTCGTAGCCGGTCGAGTCCTCGCCGTGCGAATGAATCCAGCCCGCCGCGCGAGCCCGCTCTAAGGCTTCAGGCTTGTTCACGCCCGGGAATGCTTCCTGGAAGGTGCAGCGCCGGCAGGTCAGGATCAGGTGGTAGCGCGCGACCGAGTCGGCGATCGAGGCCTCGATGTTCCTCCGCATTCGTTCAGTCTCGATCTCGGGCACGTTGTAGGCCCGCAGCTTGCCATCCGGCTGCACGACCGGGAGCTGGCGAACCTCGGCCTGCTCGCGCCACTCCGTCAGATAGTCCTCGAACGGTCGCGCCGGAAACCGCAGGTTCGGCTTGAGGCTTTCGTAGCAGTTGCGCCTCTCTTCGGGCTCGCAGGTATTGAGGATCCGGCTGAACTCCGCGTCATCGTCGATCAGGAAGGCGAGCTGCGCCGGCAGGCCGCGGTCGTCGAGAGCGCCGAGGTGATGTTTACGCAGGTAGTGGTTGAGGCGTTGCCGTTCGGCTGCCGACTGCATTACTCCTCGTCTCCGTCGTTGTCCGAGGCTCCGCCACCGCCCTTGAGCCCGAGCGACTTCATGATGTGGGCGGTCATCTGGTCCTGCTGGCCCGCGCCGAACGAGTGTGTCTCGGGCTCGCGGTAGTGCATCCCGAGGCCTCCGCGCATGGCGCCGCGCTGCGAGATCGCCCGCGGCTTGAAGTGGTGCGTGATTACGTGTCCTCCGTTTTTGCTGGGCGATATTTCAAGACGTTCCAGATTCTTCAGCATCTGCGGCCTTTCTTTGCCGGCGCATTGTTGCTCGGGTCTGCCAGCGATTTGACCACTGTGGGCGAGCTGCGGTAATGCGCGTAATCGCAGCCGATCTCATAGGTTTGCGAGTACTGCTTCCCAAGCCATGGCGCTTCATCCAGGTGATGCTCGAACATCAGATCGCCCCGCTGACGGTAAACGTCGTTTCCGGTCAGGTTGTAGAGCCATGCCCAAGCCGGGCAGAACAGATTATTCAGACCGGAATGATAAGTTCCGATCGCGTTGACTTTCGGAAGGCCGGGCCAGAGGGTCGAGTAAATCAGGTTGTACACGGACCAGCCATAAACGGATGAGCCGCCCGACATAGCGCTCGGATCGTCGATCGCGGCCCAGGTCCACAGATAATCCTGATACCAGGCCACGAACGCAGGTATCCAGGTTTTCGCGGGATCGTATTCGTAGCACATCATCAGCGCGTCCAGGCTGATCCCGTCGAAGAAAGGCTGATCGAAAATTCCCCCTTGAACGAGTTGCGCGAGATGACCGGCCACAATAGTCGCGCCGTGATCGAGGTACCAGTGGCGAACACCGCTCACGTGCGAATTCATGACCATAGCCGTGAGCATCAGGGCGGATTCGCGCTGATAACCGACCAAAGGACTCGGGAAAACGTTCGCGAGAGAGTTCGCCTGCGTTTGCGCCGCGTTGACCATCAGCGCGAGGGCATCTCTGCAAGTTGCAGTCCCGTATCGCCACCAGTTCATCGCAAGCCCCGGCCCGAAGGTGCGCCAGCCTGGAATCGTGCCGTTGTTGAAAATGTAGTTGGCGTATTGGCCCGCGATGTTCTGCGATTGCAGATACCAGTTCGGATTCCCGTCATCGAGCTCATCGCCGACCTGCAACATCACCCGGCAGCCGTCGTAGAACCAGACTTGCGACTCGACTCCGAACCCGAAAATCTGATCGGTCGGCTGATTATATTTCGCGCCCTCTGTTGAAGCCGTCGACCAGAACTTATCGATACCCGGGATCGCGGGAGTCGGAATGGTCGCGGGCCTCGTGATCGCCGGTATAGCGTTCACCGTGAACGTCCAAGCCAAATTCCTGGTCACAGTACCGTTGTAGGAATGCAGAGGAGCGGTGACCGTATACGTTCCAGCCGGGCACGATGAATCGATGGTCAGCCTGAGAAACGGTTGCCCATTTCCCGGCGTTGGAGTGATGGCGTAATAGAGCCAATGTTTTCCTCCAGAGAAAGGAGGATCTGCCCTTCCCTGCAACCAGTGCGGCGTGATGTGAGCCGTTGCAGGCGAGATGACCACTTCGGAATCTTCGACGTTCGCCCAGGTGTTACCGCTTCCCGCGAATCCGGTTTTTGGATGCCCGGTCGCGATAATGTATAGCTCCATGCCGGGGTATGCGTGCTGCGAACCGGCTGCTCTTTCCTCCCAATCTTGCGGTCCAGTCGTCACGATGGCCGGGGTTTTGAAAGTGTACCAGTTGTTGCTGTGCAAAGCGGGGTATTGATACGGATCGCCGTTGCCGCTCGAATCCTGCAACATCACTGCAAACCGATAAGTCGTCGAGGCCGAGAGCTTCACGGTCACCGATCTCGATGTGTGAGGGGTGTAATCGTTATCGGTCCAGATCGCCCAGGGCTGCTCGAAGGAGTTGTCTACCTGCATGAGCACCGAGACGCAGGGCTGCTCCGTTGTCCAGGCGATCAGGGCCTCGTAGCTCAAAGACGCCACCACGCTCGGGACAGCGGTAAATCCGAGCGGCTCTAGCGCCTGCCCGTCGACCGTGATGGAGATTAGAAGCGGGTCGCCGGCCGCGGGCGGGTCTGGAGAGGCCGCTTCCCTGGTCACTTCGCTCTGCACAATCACCATGCCGGCGATCAGCGTCGTGATGGCGCCATCGGGAGCCGTCACTTGCAGATCCCAGCGCATCCCGTTGCCCGCGAGGCCCTGAGTCTGCACATGCGGGATGGACAGAGTGATGTTCGGCGATTCGACCGTCGCCCCGATTTCGACGATGACGGTCGAGGACCAGTCCGCGTAGTCCTGCCGGATCTGAGCTTGCGCCGTATAGCCGGCGAGAATTTGGGCGGGCGGAACGCTCGGGTCGGAACTCGTCACCGTAACCTGCGCCGAGTAGTCGTCTCCCTGGTAGAGATGGAGGTTCGCGTTGCTCGCCATGAATTGATTTAGCCGTACTTCACAGCCGAGCATCAGCCTGTTCCGAGAATGCGGTTGGCTTTCGCCCTGATTCTCGCGGCTGAAGCCGGCGAGAGCTTGCCGCGCTTCACCATCTGCGTTGCCCTGGCCTTCGCATTCGCAGCGTGACTGCGGTCAGGCATCGGGTAAGCCCGCCGTCCCGGCAGGCCGAATGTGGACGATGCGAGCGATTTACGCCGGTTCGCTGTCAGCTTTGCCATTTACCCTCCTCACCACTTCGCGGCGGTTCTGCGCCAGCTCGTAATTCCCTTCGAGCCCGTTCCGGCGCAGGAAGTATTGCAGGACGGTGATCCTCGATACCTCCAGGTTGCGAGACTGCTCGTCGAGCTCCGCGATCATCTTGACTGCGGTTTCGTCGAGCGGGATCGGCTCCTCGGTCATACGTTCGTGAGAAACTTCATGACCGCGTTTTCGACTGCGGGCTGTAACTGCGCGTCGGTGATATCGCTGCCGTCGCCCGCGCTCGATCCCGTTACCACCGGATCGTTGCATACGACAGGGAGAAGGCTCTGGGCCGCAAAATCCCGGTTCGCGATAGCACTCACGGCCCAGCGGACGCGCGGCACGTGAGAGGCTACAGTGCCGTCTTCGCCGAGAATGTAGCCCGCCAGAATCTGGCACGCAGCCCAGACGCGGCTGTAGAATACGCCGCGGTCCTGCGCGAGCGCTGCCTGCCCTGCTAAATCAAGTGCCATCGTTGCCCCCTACGCTACTGTGATCGTTCCCTGCTTGATCGTGCCGCTCGAAAATTTAACCCGGAAGGTCAGAGCGTTTCCGGCCTCGTTGATGTAGCAATACACGAAGTTATTCGCGATCAACGCCGTATCCGAAGCTGCCGTGGGGCAGGATGTCGCGACGACCGCCGACGAGGCCTCTATCGACAGCCATGAGGCGGAATTGTTCCAGTTAACGATACGAATGCTCTGCGTCGCGTTAGCCAGGTTATTGCCGCTGCAAATATAGTTCACCGCGCCGGTGCTGCGGAGAGCTATAAGGCCACCGTTAGTCAAAGCGCACTGAATTGCTAAGCCCTGGTTAAGAATGCCGGAATTAAAAGTCACGTAGTCCGCGCCCTGATTGTTTGACGATCCACCGGCGATAGCTCCTGACGCGGAGATCTGAAGCCGAGCTATGGGCGCACCGGCATTCGCCGTGAAGACTGACAAAATCCCGCTATTTCCAGAGGTGCCAGACGATTGACATTGAATGTATGCGATTCTCTTCTCCGCGGAAGCGTTTGCGAAGTTTACGAAATCAAGCTCTCCAATGATCTGTGCAGAAGTAGGTTGGTTGGAGCAAATCATCACGCGTCCGGTCCCAGTGCCAGAATCGGAGCCAACCTGCACATACGTGCCTGGAGACGTCATCGGAGCTGTGGCGAGAGAATTGCCCACTCCTACATTGCCCGAATTGAGAGTTCGAAACCCGCCCTGTAGCTCATCCGCAATAGCCGGATTCTGCTGAAACGTCGGAGCGCCCGTGATCTTCGACCATGCGAGCGCGGTCAGCCAGGACGGATCCGAATACGTCGAGGCCGTCGACACCGCGTTCGTCACCTGCGCCGCCGTATAGTCGCCCGACGCCGGAACAACCGCGCCAGACCGCGCATTGAAGGTGTTGACCATGGCGGGCACGCTTGTCAGCTTCGCCCAACTGAGCGACGTGATCCAGGCCGGGTCCGGATACGTCGCCGTCTTATCCACCGCATTAGTCACCTGGGCGGCCGTGTAGTCGCCTGATGCCGCCACAACCGCTCCGGTGCGCGTGAATACCGAGCTCACCGCGCCGCCGCCTGTCGCTCCAGGGATCGTAACGATGGTCCGGTTATTCGCCGCATCGTCGGTCGCCGTGACGCCCGCCCCCACGAAATCGAGATACGACCGCAGCGTCAGGGCAACGCCCTCGTCCTCGATCGCGAGGGGCGGCCCTTGCGCTCCGGCCGGTCCAGGGGGTCCAGGAGGCCCCGGAGGCCCAGGGATGGCTACACCCGCGGTCATGGCCGCGCCGAAGCGTTGCGCGGGCACTAGCGCGGCGCTGAAGGACTGCTGCGTCGTGATCGTGCTCATGGTTCTCTCGTTACCTCGTTGCGGACGCGCACGAACCCGGCGAGCAGGGTCGTGATCGTGCCGTCAGACGCCGTGACTTGCAGATCCCACCGCAGCATGTTTCCGGAAAGCCCCACGGTCTGAGCGTGCGGGATGGACAGGACGATGTCGGGCGACGAGATCGAAGTCCCGATCTCGACCAGCACGGCCGGCGCCTGGTCCGCGTAGTCCTGCCGGATCTGCGCCTGCGCCGTGTAGCCGGCGAGGACCTGCGACGGCGGGACGGTCGGGTCGCTCCCGGCGACGGTCACTACAGCGTTGTAGTCGTCTCCCTGGTAGATCTGCAAATTGGCGTTGGTCGCCATTGAGTTCCTTAAGCCCACGGACTCCGCGGCGCCGGCCTGTAGTCGGTGAAATGCTCCTTCTTCGCCGGCTTGGGCGGTTTCACGACAACCGCGAAGCCGCGGAACGCATCCGAGCCGTGGCTGGCGAGGTCGTGAAGCGGAACGCGGGTCGGTGATCCGGTCTTCTCGACCTCGCCGTAGCGGTAACGACGGAGTGCATTAACGCCGTCCACGGTCCGCTCGCGGTCGAACCAGCAGAGCGGAAATATAGTTCTCGCCGCGTTGATTCCGTCCGCGACCGAGAGCTTGGGGATGATCTTCACCCTGCGGCCGGCCCGCCGCATCAGCTCCTCGATCGAGCGCCCCGAGCCGAGCTGCGTATTCGCGTGCAACCCGATGTCCCATGGAAGCCAGTCGGTGCCGAACAGATAGCCGCGAGATTGCATTTCGCGGAGGTACCATTCAAGCGACTTGGCGCTGTCCTCGATGTAGTCGATCAGCCGATACTCGAACGGCATGGACTGCGCCATCCAGATAGCCGTGAGGTCGCCGTATCCGAGATCCCAGTAACAATCCACCGGCCTCGACGGATCGTAGGGTACGCTTCGTATCCGTCCCTCGGAATCCACACGGCGTAATTCGGCGGCATAGATCGCGCCCTCCAGGATTGAAATGCAGTTGCCTTCCCAGATGTGGCTGTACGCATCCGGGTCGCGCTCGCGATCGCGCTCCATCTCCTTGCGGAGCGTCTCAGGAAACCACGGGTTCTGATCCCAGTTAATCTTGCGGACGATCGCATCAGGCGGCGGGTCGATGATGAACCGCTTGTAGGTCGCGTCCGTTTCCAGGTCGGGATTGAAACTGACCCATATTTCCGAGCGGTCCTTGCGGATCGTCGGGATCAGCACGCGCCAGCTCGCCTCGCTGATCGTCTGCGCCTCTTCGCACCAAACGATGTCGCAGCCCTCTGCGGACTTGATCGCGTGCACGCGCTGGCTGCGAAGGCCGGCGAACATGAACTCCGTCCCGTTGGCGCCCACGATCGAGGTCACGAGGATCCGGTAGAATCTCTCAAGCCCCATCGCGACAATCTGATCGCTCAGGAGCTTATGCACCGAGTCGCGTATCGACTCCTGCGTCTCGCGTCCGCACAGGATACGGAGCGGCTCGGTCGTACCCTTCAGCAGCAGCGCCCGAGCGAAAGCCCACGACTTCGCCCCGCCGCGGCCTCCGTAGGCCACTTTGTAGCGGGCGGGCGTGAACAGAAACTCGAACGCCTCGGGGAAAGAGGCATCGTGCTCGAGCTTAACCGGCAGGGCGGCCATCTTTGGCCTTCTGGAACTTCACCGTCACACTGAGCGGCGCCCCACCAGGCCCGGCCAGCTCGAGGCTCGCGTTGTCTCTGTAGACCAGGGGTCTTTTGCCTTTCAATAAAAACATCAGCAAATTATCCGACGGCCTGCGAATCGTGAGCGGCTTGTTCGTATACACGACGTTGCCGTTCGCGTCCTTCACCTCCCGCCCGTACTTGTCGCGGAGCGGCTCGTATTGCAGCCGGCCCTGGTAGACGACCGGCTCCTCGACGCCATGCACGGCCCGCCGCTTCGCCTCGGTTTCCATGATCTGGATCGCGCGATCCTCAGACCAGGCGAACGACTCGGCGTACTTCGGATCCTTCAGCCAGTTGTAATGGCTGCGCTGCGAAACCTTGGCCGCCCGCGCAGCTCCGTCGATGGTCCCGACCTCGACATACGCGCACAGAAACGCCACCTGCTTCGGGCTGAGATGAGAACTTTCCTCTTTCAATCTTGACAAAACCCAAGCGGTTCGCTTATAATCGGGCTGTAGTCAAATTTCAAATGCGCGCAGCGCAGGAGATACACAAAATGGCCCGCTATCACATGCAAGACGGCACGGTCGTAGACACGTCCAACGCCACCCAATCCTGGCAAGAATCCAGGGACCACAACGGACAAAACTTTATCAGTCGCGCAACCGGCTCCCAGTGGAACCACGAGACACTGCACAAGTCGCGAAAAGGTCGGTACTGGAAAGAGTGTAAGTCGGACTGGCAGGGCAGCACCGACCGGGCCGAGTGGCTCAGTCCCCAAGCGGCGGCGGCTTGGCTCCTGCTGAACGATGAAGAGGTTCCCGAGGATCTCGCGCAGTATGCCGAAGAAGTCAGCGAATAAAACCCTCGTATCCGCTGCGGCTGCCCTCCTGGGCCGCCGCGGCGGTTCCGTTTCCACTCCCACCAAGGCCCAGGCCGCTCGCGAGAACGGCAAACGCGGCGGCCGGCCCCGCAAGAAAACCATCCCGGCTTAGATTTCCCCTCTTTTTGTTGGCGCAAAACTGTGCAAACTCACGCCGCGGCGGCGGCGCCGGATCGGGTACTACCCAAACAGCCAGTCACCGGGCCGCATTCTCCGCAGTTTCCGCGCACACCGCAGCCGCTGGCGACAACTTTTGGGAAAGCTACTCCTTGGCGTACTGCCCTCGTCCTGTCGGCGGCTCCTTCAGTTTCAACAGCTTGCCCGAGGCGCTGAGGTACGTTTTCCCAACGGTCGGGCACGCTATGCCCACCACGCAGTCGTAAATCGTCCGGTACGGCACGCCCAGCACGGCCCCGATCGCCCGCAGCGAGTAGCCGGCGTGCCTGAGCCGGATCGCCTCGGCGCGGTCGAACTTACGCAGCTTTCCCGGCCGGCTTTGCTTTCCGACCACCGAGAGCATCGAAGACGGTACCGAGCGGGACATCTAACTCTTTCGCGATCTGGCGGTAGCTGTAGCCCTGCTCGCGCAGTTGCTTGGCTACATCGCGCCTGAAGATCCGGCGAGGCCGCCCCGGCAGCATATCCTTGCCGGTCCTCGAATGAATGTCCTTGCCGTAACGCCCGAGCGAGATGTTACGCTTCTGCTGCGCCATCCCTGCCAGAATGCGCTCCTGGATCAACTCGCGCTCAAACTCGGCAAACGAAAACATCAGGTTCAGCATCAGCCTGCTCGCAGGGTTAGACTCATCCGTGTCCAATCCCTGCGTTACAGCAATCCACCGTATGCCGAGTGACGTAAGCTCGCGGACACCGTTGATACAGTCGATCAAACTGCGACCCCAGCGGTCCAGTTTCCAGACGATCACCACGTCGAAGCGCCTGGCTCGCGCATCGGCCTTGAGCTTGTCGAGCGCAGGCCTCGACGACACGGCGCCGCTCGTCTTGTCCACGTACTCGCCGGCCACTTCCCACTTGCGGCGTTCGCAGTAGTCGCGGAGTTCATGGAGTTGCATGGTGCAATCCTGATCGGTCGTCGACACCCGGGCGTAGATCGCGGCCCGTAATTGCTTGACCGGCGAGGAATGCGTCGGAACGCTAGGCTGTTTCTTCCAATTGCGTTTGCTCATGCAGGGAAAGTAACACGCCCTGGTAGAGATCCCGGTCGCGATGCAGCCGGTGCAGCGTCCAGACTCCGGGCGGGTTCTCATGCGTCTCGCGGCGGTGAGCGTAGCGCACACCCCCGAGGGCAGTTCCCCGCCCGGCCAGCTCGAGGATTTCTTCGCGGGCGCCAGCAACCGAGCGGAGGGCGACGGTGCGGTTGCCGTGTCGGATCAAAGTTACTTTATGCTCGCGAATTAGTTCCCGAGCGAACGACTCGGACGCCCAAAACATGTGGCAATCCGAGTCATCGAGCACGGAAATTCTGTACGAAGGCACACTGGGAGCAGACATTAGGGTGAGCCGGTTCTCGATTTGTTTTGCGAGCCCCCTTCGGGTAGGGCCCGGCGCCCGCCGGCCAGGCGCTTACTTCTGCGGCTTTACAACTGCGGGTCCGAGCGCGATCGCTTCGATCTTGCGCGGCCCGGTTCGTTCTTCACTGACTACGCCTTCGAGTTTCAGCTCGTCGAGTTTGTTCATCGGGAACGTACAGTTCATGAGGAACTGGCTTTGCCCGAGATGCTTGAACAGCTTTCGCATTCCTGTTGCTGTTACGATCCGCTGGACGGCCCGCTTGCCGATACGCAGGGCGTACAGCTTGCCCTCGGCCAGAAATTCGCGGTTCGGATCCTCGTTGATGTAGAAGGCGGAAATTTGCTTGCGGAGTGCCTCGGCCCGGTCGAGGTCGGGTGCGTACATTCGGATGCGGCGCGCCAGTTCGCCGTACTCGTCGGCCAGTTCGGCCAGACCAGGCGGTTTTGCCAGCGCAACAATTTCGGGCATTACTGTTTCGTCCCATAATAAGGGCAGATTGCGCCAAACGCAAACTGCCGTCGATCGTTGACCCGGCCTAAAGCTGCCCTGTAACGAATCGTAAAGGGGGCGATTACCCGCGAAACGGAAATCGCTCCGCGGTCCATTCGAAAAGTAGGGCACTCCACATTCGCCGCGATACCCAGAAATTTTCTGTGCTCCTGCTCGATTTGTCACGGAATCGGAATACAATGGAGCCCGAAGCCTCACGCGCCCATGTAAAGGAGGCCGCCACATTGCACTCCGTCGCCACGCCGTCGCTTGACGCGAACGCGATTCGAGTGTGCAACAATCAGAAGTGCCAGGAACGCCAACCTGGCCGGGAGTTTGGCGACTCTCGTATTGAGTTTCGGAAGGCGGCGGGGGATCGGACCCAAACCCGATTCGTCGAAGACCCGCCGCTGACCGAACCCGTTTTCTTCGACGGGCGGGATGGACGAGCATACCTCCACATCTCGAGGCCAATCGCGAATCCGCACACGCGGACCCAACGAAGTGCATCATTGTCGGGGAAAGAAATCGGAAGACCACCGCCGAAGGTTGGGATGGGTGCGCCCTGTCTTTTTCCCGAAGAAGACGCACCCATCGACGTCCCGTTGTGTTTGGCTAAGGTCCGTCGTCTGCGATTGTACTCCTAACACCCCGCCGGCGACACGGTACTTTTCCCCAAGAACCGCAAAAAGGGAGGGTTTCTATCCGATGGCGTACTGTTTTTGGCTGACAGATTTTACCCGGGCGGGAGAGCTGCGGGGTGAGACACCATACTATTCGTTATCGGCCCTACCGCCCTTCCTGGCGGAAAGACGGATAGGCAGCTCCAGAACGGCGCCAGCCCGCCCGCCTCCTAACGAACCACGCACAGCTCCTGACTTTTCCAGGGCCTCGAGCTGTGACGTGATCCCCGTCGGAAGGGCGAGCGAACCGACGGTCCGCGTGTAGCGAACCGCTGCAATTTCAATTATCCACTTCCCTTCCCCGTTTGCAACTGCTTTTCTTCTCCACGTTTTGAGTTTTGTTCGCCCTTTGGAGGCGGTTCATGGCAGAAAGTAACGGCAACACCAACGGTAACGGGCGAGGGGTGAGCCAGGCGCGGGCCGAGTACGAGGCCGCGACGAAGGATCTCCGATTCTCGAAAGACTTCTTCCCGGCACTCGAGGCCATCATCAACGACCCCCTGGAAACCATAGGAACCCGCGTCCTAGCGTGGTACAAGCGACACTCGTGGGGTAATTTCAGCCTCCACGCCGTCAATGACGACGGATCC